AAAAGAAAAGACAACAACAGCAAGTACAAAGTCGTGGTTCGAGGTAAACTTAAACCAATGACGATATACTTAAAACATTAGAAGGCATCAACACTAACTAATCATGGCTACTAACACTGCTGCATCTTTTACAGAACATACTGGTAATGGTACTGCTGGACCATTCAACGTCTCCTTCTCATACTTAGCTGAATCAGAAGTAGATGTTACAGTCGGGGGTTCTTTAAAAACATTAACCACCCATTACACTTTCACTAGTGCTACACAGATAACATTTACCAGTGGTAATGAACCTGGTAATGGTGTTGCTATTAAGTTTCAAAGAGATACTAATGTCGGTTCTAAGAAAGTAGATTTTGTTGACGGTAGTGTTCTTACAGAAATAGATCTTGATAATAATGCAAATCAACTCTTGTTTAGTATGCAAGAGATTATTGATAGCGGTGTTGGTTCTGGGTTTACAATAGACTCAACTAATAAAGTAGATGGATCTGTTGTTTACTATGATTCAAGTTCTGCTAAATTTAAAGCAGATTCAACAACTACTAAACTTACAATCGTGGACGGAGGTTCCTTTTAAAACATGGCTCA